TGATTGGCCAAGTGACATCGGCTGTGTTCAATTCACCGACAGCACCGTTGACTGGTGTCCATTCGGTGCAAAGAACCGAGAACGTGTAGGACGGGTTTGCGGTTGATACTGCGGCGGTGCCTGCTTTGATAACCATTGTGACAGCAGTTGAACCGATCAATGGGAAGATCAATCCATCAATCGCGTTGTAGTCGTTGTGCATAGACAGAGTGACCGAATTGTCTATCAATCCTGAGACTCGAGTGACTGCGCCACCTGAACCGAAGTTAGTTGTTGGTACCTCTGCAGCAGAAGTCGAGATTGTAATTGCTGCCACGCTTGAACTTATATCTTGTCCGTTGAGCGAGACTGTTGAGTTTGTGAGAACTAACTTTGCCATGATTATTTATCTCCTGCCGTGTCGGCTTTCGAGGTTGATTTATCCGCTACCGGAATAATGCTACCCGATTGCAGTAGAGAGTCTAGATGATCAACATCTGCGCCATCAATAGTGGCTGGATATTGTTTGTCTAAGACCGTGAAGCCTTGAACCACCTGGAACTTTGCCATGGGCTAAGCGTACACGACGACACGAAAGTCAACCGTGAGGTAGGTTGTGTCGTTCGCGTCAACGGTTGAGATGTTGGATGCCTCTTCGACGATCAAGGTTTGTGCATACCCGCCGAGTGATGTGTCGGCTTCAATCGCTGCGCGAATCCCGCTGTCATAAGACAGATAAGTGTCCATCAAGTTCTGTGCGGTGCGTTCAGCAGCACGACCAACAATCACACTGACCGTGAACACATGTGTGACTAAGCCTGCCCGCATCGCACCGTGGTAGGTGATTGATTCAAGTGTCGGCCATGCGATACCGCCGAGCGACGGATTGACCTGGTCGGGTTGCTGTGCGAATGCGCGAAGGTTTGCGATCGTGGCAAGACGTGTTTGTAGTCCTGTTTTGAGTTCGGTGACTGTTGCGGTCATGCGAACATTCGCATTCGGCGATATGGCTCGACAAGTTGTGCGACGTCTGGGTCAAGTGCGCGTGTCACTCGTATCGCACCCAAGTCTCCGAAGCCGGCAACGCCGAGCGGTGAATCGTAACGCTTGAAGATTCTTGATGACTGGATGATCACAGCTTGTGTGATCGGCTCAGGCACAGACGGCCAACCGTAAACGGCGGTGAGTTGCACCAATGCTTCTGATCCGAAGTTTGCGTTTAAGGTTGGGAACAGATAGTCGCCGACTGCGCGGATGCGTGTGAACGGAACGGTGAGTCCGTCCAAGATTCCGTTGACTGGTTCTAGTTGCCAATCGCTTGGAGTCCAAGTGACATCAAAGTTGCCGTCCGCGTTGGTTTGTGTTTTCAATGTGATTGCAGTTCCAGCGATGTCGTCAATCTCGCACACGAATGAATCGGCTGCGGTGAACACTCTTGTCGTCGCAGATCCGTAAGCCCAGAACTGTCGGTTCGCATAACCGTCAATCAGTCGACTGGCTGCACCGGCACAGTTGTCAATCAGGTCGTCGTCTTGTGTGTCGGCAGTCCCGATACGAAGAGCAGCCTTGATCTGGTTGCGTGTGGCATAGCCGTTTGTGATTGCCATAGATTCCTATCCTACTCAACAACCAACAACTCAAGTGATGGCTGAAGTCTGAAGAATCTTACTCCATACAACTCACGCAACTTATTCACGACGACACTGAATTGTTGACGCCAACCATCCATTGAACCATTTGACTTGCGATAACCAGCGAAGTTCTCTTGCCCATCTACCAGACCGAGGTCAACACCGATCAGGTTGATTTGTGACGCACCCATGTAGCAGGCAAGGTGCATCGCTATATGTGCCGAAGTGCCACCAGTAACCAGCACGTCAGGATCAGTTGGCCAGTTGGTATCAGGTTTCCAGAATGGTGCATGTGGTCTGAATGTGATGTGATTACCTGACCCGACATGGGTTGCGGTCATGTCGCCCGCTTCAAGGTTCATGTCTGGTGTGATGAAGATGCGATGCGGGTTCGCAGCGACATTGCCTGCCACGACAGGATGGTGAGTTGAATAGTTTGTCGCCGTGTAAAAGTCTTCAAGTCCGAACACGAATCCGACCTCGTTGATCGCAACCACAATCTTGCCTTCGAAGAACTTTGGTGTCACCCATCCCATACTCGGACCAGATCCACACACCCAAACAGGTTCGCCTTTGTGGCGGTCTTTCAAGTCGAGCAGAATCATTGAGCCAACTTCGCAGGCCAATCCTCACCAGGTATCACACGACCAGACTTCAACAGTCCACAGAACTCGACAACATCCTGCTCGGCTTGCCGGTCAGGTTGAGCTGTCAACGCATCGTCGTGTCGAACCCAAGTCCACACACAACGCGAATCAAACGACGCTTCAACATTGTGTGACCGCATCTCACACCAATGAACCCAATCAACATACTTGTGGGAACGGTACGGAATCTTCAACCAAGTCTTGCGACGAATCACCGCAAGACCTGGCATACCGTTGTTTTGCATATTGAGCAGATTCTGATATTGCTCAGGTGTGCCATAACACAACCCGCCGTTCCAGCGACCGCGCACATTCACGGCGTCACCTTGCAGAACTAGACCGTCAAAGAAGTTCGGATCCATCGTGTCATCGACTGGCAGATGTGTACACCATTCCGCTGTTGCTTCACGCACACCCACATTCACACACGGCCAGATACGGTCATCCCAATACGGCACAACCTTCCACCAAGACGGCACATCAACTCTTGCAGTCGTCACAAGAATGACCTCTTGCGGTTTGACCATCAAGCCCTCAATCGAAGCAATGAACCCTTCACCGAACCGATCCCAATAGTTCTGCTCAAACGGTGAGATGACCGCTACCGGCGACGGTACCACGACAACGGAGCCTTCCCTTCACGGATCCACGGAATCCACGAATCATCCATCTGCACCTCAATCAACTGTTCGCCGCGTATCGAGCGACCGACACGATAGTTCTCAGCCATGAACACATCAGGATCATCAACCATAAGTTCTTGATGAGAGAACGAACGCATCTTGTTCGCAGCCCATTCAGGTCCACCCATCCACGACACATGCCAACCTGACCGCAACTCAGGCAACTTGTATCGAGCCGACCGCATTGACTGCGCGTCACCTGACCGTTGACCCCACGGACCCGCAACCATTGTGTGTTCATCAGATAGACGCCAATACGCCGACATCACAAGACGCTTCATCATGTAACCATGCCAACCAGTTTTCAAAGTCTCTATATCGTTCGGCGACCAGATCTCATCACAATCCGCAACCGTCACAATGTCTTCGGCTTCTGGTGCAAACTGTCGCAACACGGTGAAGAGATGGTTGCGTTGCTCCGCTTCAGCAAACCAACTGCGAAGCGAAGCATCTGCTTCATAGATCTCGTAGTGGATTTTGTCGCGCCATTTGTAGAACCTGTCAAGGTCAATTCCGTGTGCTTTGGGTTGACCCATGAAAGTTGTTGCCGACTCGACAACGATGACCTTGTCTACGACATCACCGATCTCTGACAGTCGGCATTCGAGCATGTCGTGTTCTTGGTTGAACAGGATGCAGTCAAACACTCTCATCGTCGTGACTTACCTACGAGCAGGATGCGGTCGTCGTTCATCACAATCTTTGTGTCAATCGCGCAATGCTTCTCAACTTCGAGCATCAAAGACCAGATGTCAGGAATATGCCATTGCGTTTCGGCTGGGACATATTCGTGGATGACAAGCCAGTTGCATCGTGCTGCTGCTTCGGCGATGACTTCACGCCAATCAGATTGCACATACAACGTCTGCGACATGACCGCGCAATCGTACCCACCTGACTTCGCTGCGGTCAGACCGTCACCGACACGGAACTCGATGCCAGGGTAGGACGCTTTTGCTTTACGGATCGCAGCCGACGAGATGTCGTAAGCGACAACCCTTCTACCGCGCAACGCCATCAGATGTGTTTGTGTACCTTTACCGCAACCGATATCCAGTATCGAACCAAACGAGAACGCCAACATGACTGTTGAGAGCAGTCGGTAACTGATTGGCCGTAGATCTGACTGATACCACGAATCAAACTCCTCTGATTCTTCGGCGTTGTACATCGCATCAAAGTCGGTATGCGGGAACAGATAGTGATGATACTTAGCCATCAGTCCCAACTGAGATTGATTCGGCGTTGCAGATCCCACTGACCTGCGTCAAGTCGTGCGTTGCGAAGTTTGAACAACTCCATGTTTGCTCGGAAGCTCTCACGATTCTTGTCAAACAGCGACGGATCCGACAGCAACGTGGACGAGTTGTCGTGATAGACCAGCGCGTCCGACTTGACAATCTTCTTGTGCAACCGTGTTGCACGACGCTCATAGTCATTGTCTTCAAAGTATGCAGGATGGAATGCTTCGCAGAACAGTCCAACATCTTTGACAACTTCGGATCCGATCCAAGCACAACACCAACCAGGTTCACCCGCTAGATGTATCTCGTCAATGTCTGATTCTTTGTAGAACTTCTTTAGATGACCGTGACCGAAGTGCGCATCCGAGTTAAGCAGAATCCAACCTGATGCAAACGGTGTCATCTTGATTCCAAGATTCCACGATGTCGCCACACCAAGATTGCTCGGCATATCCAAGATGTATCGGTTCTCAATATTTGAGTTCTTCGGCAACGACAAACAATCCTTCTCGATCAGTCCGCCGTTGTCGATGATGATCAGATTCTCGACTGGGTAGTCGATTGACTTGATGCACCTTTCAAGCAGGTCGTATCGGTTGAGGACAGGGATGACTATGACCGGCACCATGCGGACAACTCCTTCATTGTTGGCTTCCAATACTGCTCAAATACTTGATCGGCTCCGTACCCTAGGGCATGGGTGATCGCGTCCTGAGAACGGCTCCTAGGCGCGTTATAGGCCGCCTTGAGAGCGTTCACGATGTCAGGCACGTTCGGTGTGAAGAACCATGACTTCTGTGCCGCATCCCACCACGGCTGACCCTCCACCGTCCAGCCATCACCAACCAGTTCAGGTTGCGCAGTGAAGTTGCTGACGATCACTCGACACCCGCAAGCCTGCGCTTCAATGACAGGAATGCCGAACCCTTCTCCCATACTGCAAGCAAGAAGAACATCGGACGCCGTGTACATCGCAGCCATCACATTCTGTGGCAACGAATGACGATACGCATACTGATCGACAACCTTGTACTTGTCCTTCGATACACCGACCGCATCCAACAATGTCGGCAAACTAATCCCAGCCATCGCACCATCAGGTTCCGTGTACAGATACAGCACAGCGTCAGGATGATCCTTGGCAAAGATTGAGAACGCAAGAATGTTCTCAGCCCAAGCCTTCCGCGCAGGTTGCGAACCTTTGTTGGTCGCGACCATAGACACAACGAATCGGTCTTCTTCCCAACCCATGAACTCTCGACCAGTCATCTTCTTACCGTTTGCCAATGTCACCGACTCAGTCGGTTTGAACACCGGCTCGATTGCGTGTGGAACATACAAGTGTTCAATACCTGCTGTCTCCAACATTCGTGAACCGAACTTTGACATTGCGATCGGTCGCACGTTCTCACGCGCACACCAAGCCAACACTTCTGGTGGCATCGGCTGATGATCAATCGGGACCCATGACGCAATGTTCTTCAAAGTTTTCAACGAGTCAGACTTCAACACCCAAGTGTCAAAGAGTGTGATGAGCAGTGTCGGTGTTGATGGGTCTTGGTTCTGCCATTCCATTGTGTGCGCGACAACTACATCGTCGGAGTATGCAGCCAATCCTTGTGGATAGATTTTGAATCCGTTCCAAGTTGATGCCGCGCCTGCGAGGCCGTACATCGCATGGACTGCTACTTGG